AACAGACATGCACCGTCTCCACACCGCATGTAAGGTATACCAAGAACAAACCGGGTCTGAATGGATGTGGGATCAGTATGAAAATCTCATAGAAAAAATTCATTTCTATGCAGAAGAATACTGTCCAGATGCGTCATCAAATCCTGACAATTTATGAGTAGAAAGACTTAGAAATAGCATAGATAGTGAGTATGAAAAAACATTATGTAACCAAAGAAGAATGTCAGGAGATGATCGATGCTGCCATACGAAAACATAATCGTAATGCTGGAATTATCAGTATGTGTGTTGGTTGGGTTGTTCTCGCACTTTTTGCTGAGGGTTTACTTCGACTTATCGGAGTGATACCACCACTGTTCCCAAGTTTAAATTTAACTCTGTAAATGAAATGAAAGTTGGTATTATTGGATTAGGTAAACTGGGTGAGGCGATGTCTCGCCGTATGATTAAAGCAGGGAATGAGGTTTGGGGTTATAGAAATAACTACGAGAAAGCATGTGAACAATATGAAGCAGGATATGTAAGTGGTGTCACTACTTCATTACAAAGTCTCGTCCAAGCAGTTAAATCTGATGGTAAAAAATTCACCAGTGCCGGTGCAGTTCCTGGCATCTTTCAACTTGCTATCCCCACAGAAATACTAGAGGAAACTATCGATGAGTTATTACCATTACTTAGTGATGGAGATATTATTATTGATCATGGCAATAGCAGTTTTAAGGACAGTTGGAAAAGATCCGAGCGTCTTACAAAATTGGGCATCGCGTATATTGACTGTGGCACTTCTGGTGGTATGTCTGGTTTGGACCATGGATACGGTCTTGTGGTTACTGGTGGAAAGTATGCAGTCGATACATGTCGTACAATCTTCGATGCTATCTCACCTGGAATTAAACCTTCCGGGACCAAAAATGATTATGTAATGTATCCTCAAGATTATGGTTGGATTTATAAAAACTGGTAAAACATAATGACTTTAGCACATGTCCTACTTTTTGGATCACTACCCTTTATATGTGCCACCGTTTATTTCGGGCACAGAAAAGGTGACAATAACTATTATGAAACCGACGCATACTCAGGAAATGGAACAGCGCACTAGAATGAGGTTTGCTTTTGCCATGTCGGCATTCGGTAGAATGTTTTTACCTCATGGCATAACACCAGAAATGAGAGCATTCTGCAATGAATGGTCTATGGATGTTGATGTTGAACCACCTAGAGGAGATTTATACAAAGTAGATCGCTACTTCTTAGAACTATGGAAATTGAAATTGCAGCAATAATTATATTGTTTTCGTCATTCGGTCTTTTCTTATTCATACTGTCATTATTTTAATCTAATGAATGTATTTCTAGCCGCAACACTATTATTTGCTACATTAATAATATCAATTGTATGTGCTCTCGACAGCGCATACATAACACAAACAACTTTTTACTCATGAAAATCTTTTTAGACACCGCTGACCTCGATGAAATCAAGAAGGCAGCGAGAACTGGTTTAGTTGATGGGGTCACTACTAACCCCACACTAATTAAAAGAAGTGGCAGAACGCTTCCTGATGTCGCTAAGGAATTAATTGATAGGTATCCACAGTTTGAAAGTGTGTCATGTGAAGTAGTCGCTGAGACTGCTGAAGAAATGATTAAACAAGCTCAACAGTTTATTCAGTTGGGAGGTAAAGCGATCACTATCAAACTACCATGTACTATAGAAGGTTTGATTGCATGTAAAGCACTCTCTGTGCTTGGTGTTAAAACTAATGTGACCTTAGTGTTCTCTGTAGCACAAGCAATCATGGCAGCAAAATCAGGTGCTACTTATATCTCACCCTTCGTAGGTCGCTGTAATGATAACTCATTCAGTGGTGTAGAACTTGTTCGTGCTATCAGTGGAACTTATTGTTCTCAAGGTGTAAGAACTCAAATTCTCGCAGCATCATTGAGAGATGTTCATCATGTATCACGGTGTTTCGCTTACGGTGCTAGCGTTATTACAATGCCACCTAAAGTATTTTGGGCAATGTACGATCATGTACTTACCCGTGAAGGATTAGATCAATTTCAAAGAGATTGGGAAGAGGTACAATGATACTACAGTTTGCTAGATTTTGTGGAACAGTATTAAATAATCCGTATGGGGTTGGCATCATGGCATGGTGTCTGGTCTTTGTTCCCATCATAGGTATGTGGGCTATCCATAAATATAATTGGCAACACTGGGAACCTTTCACGAGGAAACATAAATGAATCCAGTAATTTTAATCGGTTGTTTTACGCCACTGGTTTTAATTTTTATAGTAATGAAACTTGCTGTGTGGGTATCTGCTGTTAACGACGAAAAAAACTATGTCGGAAAAGAACCTTTACGAAAACGGGGACCATTCTTGGACAATGTATATGCAGACGTTGACGAAGAGGAAGAAGAATATGGAGATCGCACAGACTATAGATGATGCTCTTTATCAATACTATGTCGTAGAACAAGGAAAACCTGTCCCAAATTGGAGGTATGTAAAGGATGCCGATTGGTGGGTTAACTATCTTAAAACACTAGGTATAGACCCACGCAACCCATGAATAACGAACCAGACTATACAGTAAATTTATCTATAGAAGATATACGTCTTCTACATCACTGTGTAATAAAAAGAATTGAACGTTGGGAAGGTTTCCCTGCTCGACCTGCCGAAGAACAAGAACACTTATGGTTCATGAGAGATTCTTTATACCGAATGATTTTAGATTACCAATTCCACCAACTATGAAATTTGAATTAACAATGGAGGATTACGCAATCATCCTCAACGCATTACATTACTATAAAAAAGTTGATAAGCGAGGAAACTTCAAGCAGTATGATGAAGAACGCATCAACATGCTAAGAGATAAAATGGCATATCAATTAATTCCTTCCAGAGATAGCGGTAATAGATTATGATGAGTGGAATATTTGTATTTGGATTTGTTCTGCTACTCACTGTAGGAATGGAACTTACCTGGTCAGTTAAGAAATGAATTTAGTATTGAGACCATTAGATATTCCAGGTAATCCTGTATGGTCAGTTATTATATTAGTGATCATTGCTGTAGGGTTGGCATTAGGTTATGTCATATACATACTAAGAATGGCATTCGCAGAATTAAAAGATGGGACAGATGACACCACCAAGCAGAAAGAGCTGCTACAACTTCCGAGTGACGGAGATCAATCGTGTCCTTGATGGTGATACTATTGATGTTACTATCGACCTCGGGTTTGATTTATACAAGAAAGAAAGAGTTAGAATTGCAGGCGTTGATACGCCGGAGAAGAGAACGAGAAATCTAGAGGAGAAAGCCCTTGGAATCGACGCAACCGAATGGCTCAAAGCGAAACTCGAAGGCACGTTGGCTGGTGATGATGAGTTGTCTGTTAGGACTGAACTTGTTGGTGGGACTGGGAAATATGGCCGTCTTCTGGGTTGGCTTTACATCGGGGATAGCAGCGTGTCCCTTAACGAGCAAATGATTGAAGAAGGATATGCTCACCCCTATGATGGTGGCACCAAAGATATGAACCTTGAAGCACTACGAGAAATCAGAAGAGCACACGGCACGTTAGTAGACTAACTGTTCTATATGATACAACTTTAGTATTTTCAAAAAACCTTATACTAAATAAGTATACATACCTCTTTGGTAAATCATATGAAAAGGTTCTTACCCTTCATAATGTTACTGATGACAGCACCAGCAGCAAATGCAGGTGCCCTTACGCATAAAATATCTTCCAGTGTTCAATTAACCGTTGATGCTGCTGCTACTAACGTCACAAGGTTAGGAAATTCCTACTCTATTAGTGGGACAAATGTTGGCACCTCAGATGGAACAACTGCTGGTATGCTTTCAGCAGGCACAATCACTGCTGGAGTATATTCTCCTGGCACGATTTCAGCAAATCAACTTTCAGCAACTAACGGACAAGCATTCTCTTTTAGCACTGCTTTCACACAAGGTGATGCAATCCCAACTTCTGCACCAACTGTTGGTGCTGTAGCAAACTTTGGAAACATTACTTCTACTGCTGCTGGTGCTGCTGGTTCTCTAGCAGGTACTATTGCTACTTCTGGTGCTCTTACAATAACGGCTGGTGGAGCTGGTACAAATGCTACAGGTCAGTTCGTAAGTGAACTCTCAATTCTACACTAAATAAATGGAGGTCAACAAAAATGACTTCTCCAAAGACTATTACGATTCTTTGGTATGTCCTGAGTGCGGTGGGTGCATTTGTCACACTTGCTCCTGCCCAGGCGGTTCCTGTCGTACCAAACTTTACGCAGGGATCCATGACGAGCCATACAGAGACAACATCAAAGGTGACTGAAACGATTAACTCTATAGACTATGCAACCGGATGGCAATATTCAGTATCGGGAACAAACGTGACCAATGGGGGGCAATCCCTCAGTCCGAACCCAACAACCAACTCAGTGATAGTGAATCCATTAGGAGGAACAGAGGGGCAAGTAACAAGCGCCAGCTCTGGTCTAAATTTAAATGGACAGAGCTTCTCAATCGCAGAACCAGGAGCAGCATTCCAGTTCACTCAGACCTACATGGGACCGGGTGTAACAAATCAAACTGTGATCCAAAGGGTCACGGAGGTTACCAGCGTAACCCGATACTACAAGTATCTTTACCCAGTAATGGGGTTGTTAATCGCATCTCCCGTCAGTGCTGCTGATGTGGGAGGTGTTTCTGCGACTGCAAACCCAATCGCAAACTCATCAGGCTCAGTTACGAATCAAGCCATTCAGGTGTTACAAGGACCATATATTACGAATCAATATGGTGGTGGTATCGCATGTCAGGGACCGACTGCTAACATAACACCATTCATTACTCATGCTCGTAATGAGAAGGATCCATTTGAGACACACTACATGGAACCTCAATACGACAACAGAGATTTTGAAGGTCAGATGGTAGAAACCCAAAAGGTAGTAAAGAACTGGCCATGGGAATCACATTATGATGATAGAACTTATACCAATTCAGAAGGTGAAGAAGTTCGTGCCTATGAAGATGGTGCAGACATGTCTATCACTACCATGGAAATGATGGGTGATGGTGTGCCTGATAATCCTGGATCTAAACTATGGGATAAACCAGTAAGAACTGGTGACACTAGAAACTATAGCACCAGTATTGGATTATCTGCAACAATCTCCTTCCCACTTGATGGTGGACTACAGGAACGTTGTAAGTCAGCAGCAGATACTCAGATTGCTTTACAAGGTCAGATGCTTGCTAATAAAAGATTAGATTTTGAATTAGCTAGACTTAAGAATTGTGGTCAGTTAATGCAGCAAGGAATTTCTTTTCATCCTAGAAGTCCTTACTTTAAAGTGTGTG